CATGCAAGAACAACAATCTCGTAAAGAACTTCTGCTCCTGAACTATGTCGTATGATGAAAGATATCCCCTTAAGGATTATCTGAACACCATCAATCAAACTAAACAGTATTTGATGGACGAAGATCCTGGTTGGGAAAAGAACTATCCTCCTTATGTGATTAACAAATGTATGTCGCAACATATGGATACTATTATGTGTGCGAACGAAATGAATCAATATCCTGGTTTGGATAAGAAATTGCAATATGATTTCTTTATAAATATCGTCAGACCCCGCAAGAGATTTTCTCCATGGGGTAAGAAACAAAAGGTGAAAGATCTTGAACTTGTCAAGCAATATTATGCTTACTCAACCGAGAAAGCAATGCAGGCATTGCGGATTCTATCTCCTGAACAACTTGAAATTATCCGAGATAAATTGAATAAAGGGGGTAAGACCAGATGAATGAACTTAAAGAAGTTCAGTGGACTAAAGATGATATGGTTGAGGTGAACCTAAAGGAACCAGATGATTTCCTGAAGGTGCGTGAAACTCTTACCCGTATTGGAGTTGCTTCTCGTAAGGAGAAGAAACTGTATCAATCGTGCCACATCCTTCATAAGAAAGGGCAGTACTATATTGTTCACTTTAAGGAACTGTTTGCTTTGGATGGCAAAAAAGTAAACCTTTCTGAGAATGATATTCAAAGAAGAAATCGTATTATCAAACTCTTATCTGATTGGGGTTTGGTAGTTATAACTAATGAGGATTCTGTCAGCGATGCTGCACCTCTTAGTCAAATCAAAGTGATTGCCTACAAAGAAAAAGGCGAATGGACACTAGAGTCCAAATATAACATTGGGAAAAAGAAAAATGATTCAAACTGAACAGGTTTTTGCTCAAGAACTTTATAGTCCTGGTTATCTTTTAGTTGATGTTCCCCAAGATGTTAGGGAGGATATTTCTAAGCATATTAATAGGATTATTGAAGACACTGACTCCACTCGTAATCTCAGAGAATATTTGAGGGGACATGTTGAAAATCAATTTGAACTTCCTGTAGAGAACTCTCTTGAAACGTTTGCACTTGATATGGCGGCAAACTATTTCGCTAAGTTTGGAGAGCATCCTGATAGTGCAAATAGAAAAGATAGTCAACTGCCTGTATATGAATTAAATAATGCTTGGGTTAACTTTCAAAAGAAAGGTGACTTTAATCCATTGCACCACCATACAGGTTCTTACAGTTTTGTTATCTGGGTTCGTGTTCCGTACAAAATTGAAGATGAGCAAGCACGATATGCTGATGTAAATGGTAATGAAGCAGCGTCATTTAATTTTTACTATACTGATGCTTATGGTGGTATTGCAAGTGTCAACCTCCCTGTAGATGAAACATTTGAATGGAAGTGTGCGTTCTTCCCTTCTAGATTGAATCACAGTGTAAATCCATTCTCAACTAGTGATGAATATCGTATCTCTGTTTCGGGAAATGTATTCGCTAAATAGAGCTGCCACGAATGTATATAAATGCCAGAAGAAGTAAAAAAAGAAGAACCCAAAAAGAAGGGTATTCTTGGTAAACTTAAGGAGGCATCAGAAGACAAGGAAGAGCAACTAGCAATTCTGTCTACGTTCGTTAGGTTGGGAATTTTAGTATGGAGTGGTGGCATCCTGACATTAGCGTATGTGGATCTTCCTAAAGCACTTCAGTTCCCCGAACAAGATCTCGATCCGACATTCATAGCCTCCGTTTTTACTGGGGTTTTAGCTACGTTTGGAGTCCAAACTGCGAAAGGTAAGAATGGTAATGGTAATGGTGGTGGCGGGATCAGCAAAGAAGATATGGAGAGATTGATTGCTGCAGCAAAAGAAACTGCACCTGCTCAAACAATTAGAATTGAACAGGCACCAATCAAAATTTCTACAGATGATACTTATAAACTATAACCATGCAAAAAATTATTAACGTACTTGCAGTGCTCTCCTTCGTCGGTGTCTCAGGCATCGTCGGCGGTGGAGCATATGTTTATTTCCAAAGAGATGCACTGATTGAATCCGCTAAGGCAAAGATCACTGCAGCGGCAACAGAGGCGCTTACAGGGGCGCTTCCTGGCATGTTAGACACTGCAGTTCCTAAGGCTATGCCTGAGGCGACAACTCTGCCTGTTCCCGTTAAACTACCAGGACAATGAAACCCCTACACTGGTTTGCAGGTGGGCTCGGTGTCATTCTTGGTATTGGGCACATTGGCATGATTGGAATGATTGCTAGTCGTAATACATTTCCAACTATCAATCCACCTGTAGGTGAATATTCATCTTACACCGCAAAAGTTGGTCGTAATGGATATGAGATCGATTACAAAGGTAACGATCCTAAAACTATGGAGGTTCAGAAGTTCGTCGATAAGAAGAATGGATTCTTCGGTATCGGTGGTAAATCTGTTGTGACCTTCAAAGAAGAATATACTATGGATGGTCAACGCCATCTAGGAGGGAACGGCGGGGGAAAGTTAACCGCTGCCAAACTCGCATGTATCAAAGCGGTGGGAGGTGGCGAACAGACTGGTCGTGTCGTCGGCGCTAGTATGGGTGCCGCTGCTGCTCCTGCTATGACGGGTATACCTTTTGTAGGACCTGTTCTAGGCGGTCTGGTTGCTATCTTCGCATCTGATAAGGGTGCTGAGGTTGGTGGTGAAATTGCTACTGAATTAAGTGAGGACTGTGAGGATGGGGATACCAAAGATTGATATACCCCGTACCAAGATCGGCGTGGACAAAGTTCAGCAGATCCCTAGGGTATATACTCCAGAATGGTTAAAGGAGGCACCTACAGTGCTTCCTCCCAATCCTCCAGTTACCAGTCAGATTGGTGTGCCTATCATCAATATGCCTGGGTGTGTTGAAGCGCATGAACAAAATAGTGGTAAAGAGAAGAGTGGTATTCTTGCCGCAGATGATCCTAAAGGTGTGAAGACCTTTTGTGATTCTGGTATGCCCTCATTCAATCCTATTGATTACGACAAAGATAAATTAAAGTTTCCTCCGAAAAAAACAGAACCTCCGAAGGTTGCACCACCAAAACCTCCCGAGACTAAAACACCAGAGGTTCCCAAAACAGACAATAAACTTGAGTGTCCTACAAAAGTGCAGAAGATTGAAGCACCTGTAGGTACGTTGACTGATGCTGGTAAGAAAAAGATTGTAGAGTATAGAGTCGTTGAGAAGCAGTGTGTTGCAATCAAAGACGATTTAGAGATAGTAGATCAGATTATTAAAGCAGTTCCTTCAACAGGACAAGTTACAACTACGGTATCAATTACTATTGTTGCAACTGCTGCAGCAACCGCAACACCTTTCTTATTGAAGATTGTTAAACCAATCGTCAAACAAATAATTAAAAAGATCAAGAAGGCACTAGGAAAAGAACCCCCTAAGTTATCTCAGAGTGAAGTTCGTGCCAATAAGTATAGAGAAAAGAAAGGGTTGCCTGAACTCAAGCAACCCAAAAAGAAGAAGTAATTATTTCTTTTTCTCTATAGGAGGACCTAAGTCCTCTGCTTTTGTAGAAACCTTTTGATTCTTAGGAATCATATGAACATGTGGTGCAATAGCATTTTTATTTTGCACTACAACATCTTTACATAGACGATAGTATGGACTCCATGTAGCGAAGGATATACCTTTTTGTGCCATTTCTCCGCACTTAGTTAATCTTGTAAGCTCAAATTCTAATCTACGGTTAGATAGAATCTGACCACGAAGTTCGTTGTGTGCTTGTGCTGCATCTTTACAGAGTTGTTGTTGTTTTCTATCTAATGGCCAAGAGATAGTAGCAGAGAAACCTGCGTTCCAGTTATAGTTATCTTTCTGACCAGTTCTTATCCTTCGATGATATAATATCTCGCCTGGTTTGTCAGGAATTCCATCTCCAATTGGGTTTCCATCAGCATCAAAATCACCTTCCAGATCTAGTACATTGTATACAGGATCATCATAGTGTGATTCAAATGGAAACTGCCAACTATAACTTCGTGTCACATATGGTGTCACATTAAGTGTGGGACCTTGACAACTAATGCCGTCTCCATAAGTATTAGTGATATAAGGACCTTGCAATACCTGGATTGCCTGATTGGTCACTGAGCCTGAGCTATTCGCCACTGGAGCTGCAGTAGCAGATACACCACCAACGGTCTCTGCATTGACTGGTGCTGCTACAAATAATGCGATTATTGCGTAAAGATACTTGTGGTATCTGTTACGCTTTGAATTTTTGTTGTTCTCTCGATAATTGTATGGTTCGAGAGACCTGGTGCCATGTAAGATTCTACGAACGAGAAGTTTCCTCCTGGAGTGCTTTGAGTCCATGTCGGTCTCGTTCCCATATTCAATCCTGTCCATGTCGAAGAAATACCATTACTATTAGTTGTTGATGCAGGTGCTTGAACGCTCTGCGTTTGTGTTCCAGAAGGGGCAATGTTGCCGCCAGATGGTTTAACTCCATGTCCACTTACACTGTATGTATAACCAGTGTTATAGTCCATCGAATTGATAACCTCAACCACCTCAGATGTGGTCTCTGTGTGAGTCGTCATTTGGCCCTGCTGAAAATTTGGGACAACGGGGACTGCCTGGGCGGTGGCACCTGTAGTCAGGATTGCCACCACACTCATCGCAGTAAATAACGAGGTCTTTCCAGAAAGGATGCTCACGAGGATTCTCCTTACTTGATGATGAGCTCACTAGAGAACTGTCCGATAGCACTTGTACCTGCTCCGCCAGCCGTCAATGCCATTGTTCCTGAGGAATCGATCGTTCCAGCTAGGTCACCAGCGGTTCCAGCTGCATTACTTGTCATGATGCCGAAGTTCTGAATTTCTCCAGTAGTCGCTGCACTTGTAGGAATAGCGTCAGCTTGTGTGAACGAGGCAGTGAAAGAAAATGCTTCTCCTGCAGTTGCTTGAGTTGCTGAAATAGAACCAGGAGAATATACACCAGAGGTGATACTTCCAGTAGAAATTGTATTGGCAGTTGTGCCATCCGTAGTATTCACATTATTACCTGTGACACTATAGGAATTTCCGAGGCGAGTTGCTTGTGTTGCTGCCGAATTCACTTGCAGTTGAACACTAGAAGAGAGTCGATGGGTGATATCAGCATGTGCTGGTGCTGCCATCAACAACATAACGAA